TTTCGATGAGCTTGGTGATGCTGGTCATTTTCTCCTCCCCCTGATAGGCCCGGTTGATATCGATGTGCTATTATCCATGGCCTTTATTTTATGCGCACAAAACTTGTTGTCAAGTTTTTTATGCGCATAAAACTATATATTTTTCGCCGCGCGGGCGGGGTAGGCTATATTGGCATCAAGGGCGGCGGCAAAATCTCCCTCCACGCGTGAGGGCAGACATGGGGCCCAAAGGTTTCGTCGCCGGGCGCGGGAGTCCGGCGCGCCAGCCCCGCGAGGCGGTCCAGGTGCCGCCTCATTTCTTTTCCGCCTTGCGCAAAAGGCGTAGGCTATACTGATATGACCGTCGCCGTGAGCGAACCCGGGCTGGACAGGACCAGACGCGCGGCGTTGCTGGGGTCATGTCGGCCACGCGCCGGGAGAGGCGTTCGAGCGCTTGGCGCACGGCGCGGTCGTCGATGTCGATCTGGATCATGGCGTCTCCATCACGCACACCCGGCCGCCAACCTTGACGCACGGGCTGAGTAGGCTACACTGGCATCAAGGGCTGGCGGCAAAATCTCCCTCCATGCGTGAGGGCAGACCTGGGGCCCAAAGGTTTCGTCGCCGGGCGCGGGAGTCCGGCGCGCCAGCCCCGCGAGGCGGTCCAGGTGCCGCCTCATTTCTTTTCTGCCTTGCGCAAAAGCCGGGCGATCTCGCGGTTGCGCCGCGCCTCATCGGCGTGCAGGCGGTAGAGCGTGGTGACGTAAAGCTCGCCGCCGTCCTGCGTGGCCTTGACGATCAGCACATATCGCCCGTCCTCCTTGATGTAGATGATGCGCTTCCTGGCGCTTTTCGGGTCAGCATACACCGCCTTGGCTGTTGCCTCATGGACGATCTGCTGCGCCTGTGCATAGTCTTCCGGCATGATGTCTGGGTGACGGGCGGCCTGCTTTGCCGCCGTCTCCGCGCTCATCTGCGCCACCCGCACCCCATCTTTCGCGCCAAGGGCTTGCGCATCCGCATCTGGTAGCCGAGCCAGCGGCCATGATCCAACAGGCCGCTCGAACCAGCGTGCGAAGGCATCGGCCTTGAGCCAGGACTGGATGAGCGCGATGGAGGGCTCTGGCGGCAGCTTGTCGAGCTTGCTCTTGAGCGCCCGCACGGTCTCCACCACCGTCGCCCCCGGCTGATACCCCCAGCCCTTGTCGATGCCCACCATCTCGCCGGTCTTAGGGTCAATGGCGTCCCATCCGGCGGGCGGCTCGTCGTAGCCGGGCTTGCCGCCAAGGAGTTCCGCCGTCTTAGGGCCGCTTGCCCCTACCACCCGACAGCCGCAGCCCCAGCCATTGGGCGGATAGTGCGCCTGCCAGAAGGGGTGATCGGCGGGCAATGTCAGGCCGTGCCACGCCAGGTGTTGCAGGCGCGGGTGCTCGCTGCCTGAGTGGCGATAGACCCAGTACTTGAACCCGGCGTCCTTCAGTTGCGCAAGCCGCCCGGCGGCGTAGCTGGTGGAAAGATTGGTCTGGTAGATGATGCGCGTGCGCCAGGCGCGCCCGGCCCTGGTCCCCTCGCCGGTCCAGCCGTGCCAGCCGCGGCGCTCCACGATCTCGCCAAAGCGCTTGCGGAAGCCCTGCAAGGTCTCGCCATCGGCAATGGCCTTGTCCACCGCGGCGGCAAGATCGGCGAGCAGGTCGACTTTGGCCGCGCCCGCCACCATAAAGGCGCGGTCGTGCTGGCTTTTCCAGAGGTCATCCCACTTTGCCGTGGGCACCAGGTTGCCGAGCTTGCCGCGGAAGAACGCCACCTGCTCGGCGAATGGACGGCGGAAGACAGCGGAAAGATCAGGCGCGGCGGGCATAGTGGCGCTCCCAGTCATCGCGGCAGGCCGCATCGCACCAGCGCAGCGGCTCGGGTAGCGGCTCGCCGCACCACAGGCACCGTCCGGTCGGGGATGGTCCCGCAGGGTAGCGCTGGCGCAGCGTCGCCTCTAGCTGTATGCGGATGACCTCGTCCGCAATGTCTGCGATGTCCATCAGGCCGACTCCTCCCGCACCATGTGCCGCCCGGCCAGTTCCGCCGCCGCAAATCCCATGGCCATGACCTGCGCCAGCTCCTCGGTGGGCAGGCCGCCGAAGGCGGCCAGCAGCGCGTCGCGTAGCTGAGGCAGGCTCTCGGCCTCATCCACGATGCGCTGCACCTCGGCCATGATCGCGCGCCAGGCGGGCTCGGCCTCGATCTCCATGCGGTCGGCCATGAGGCCGGCCACGTCAATGTCCGGCGCATCCGCCGCGCCGTCCCGGGCGTGCGCCGTCGCCTCTAATGCGGGCAGATCACGCGCCTGGGCAGCGGCAGCCGCCGCGCTCCCGCCGTTGCCTGCCCCCAGCACCTCATCCTGGCCCGCTTCGGGAATGCCGAATTTCTCGCGCACCCAGGATTGCGGGACTGGCATGCCCACCTGGGTGAGCTTGACCACCTGGTCGGCCAGCGCCGCCATGTCCTCCGGCTCCTCCACGCGCAGGGTGAGGATGGGCAGCGGCGCATCGTCGCCCAGGTTGAGCCGCACGATGGGGGCGATGAGGTCGCGCGCAAGCGTGGCGGCCAGCGCCCGCGCGTCGGCGCGCAGGATGTCGGCGCGAACTTCGGCGTGCACCTTGGCCTGGGCGAGGCTGGATCCGTCGTCGGTGGTCATGGTCTGGCCGAGCACGGCCTTTGAGACCTGCCGGTCGAGGTACTCGATCAGCTTGTGATACAGATCGGCGCTGGCCGACTTGCTCCCCGACTCGATCAGCTCCAGCGCCATCTCCTGCGGGATCACCGCGGCGGCATCAGACCCCAGGCTGAAGGCCGCCTGCTTGAGCACCGCCACGTCGTCCGGGCTCGCTCCCTGGTGGTACTTGCCCACGCGGATGGGCTGCCCAAACAACTCGCAAAACCGCGCCCAGTCGCGCAAGGCGTAAGACTTGAACACCCAGGCCCACAGCGCGCTTCGCGCCACCCCGCCCAAAAGCGGAATGCCCGCGGCCACCGGCGGGGCGTGCACGATCATGCGGTAAGGCGGGATCTCCGCGCCATCCGCGCTGCCGTCCACCAGCCGCAAAAGCCTGCCGGTGTCGCGATCCCACGTGAACCAGTGGGCCTCGCGCGGCAGGATGGCGCGCGGATACCAAGTGCTCCCGGAGGTCTCCCAGACGATCTCGGCCACCGTATAGCCCTTGGCCACTGCATCCATCAATTGCGCAATCAGCGCCGGCGCATCGATGGCGTCCAGCGCCTCGCGCACCAGCGCGGCGGCGCGCTGGGCCGGCGACGACTCATCCCGTGGCGCGATCTCCATCGGCAGGCCCGCCACTGCCAGGGTGCGGGTTTGCAGCACCGCGCGGTAGTGCAGATCCTTTTCACGGATGTCGTCGGCGGCGAGCAAAAAATCATGCGCATCGCCCATGGCGGCCCGTCGCAGGATATCCGCGACCATCGCCGGGGTGAGGCTCGCCAGGGGCCGCCATTGCCAGACAGAGCGCAGTCCCGTTTGCGACGGGCGGGCGATTTCGTTCGTGAGGTCTTGTTTTCTCGTCACCATCCTGCCCACTCCCTGGCGCGGCCGCGCCCGTCTAGATCATCCCATCGCGGCGCAAAGCTCCTGCGCGCCACGGATTCATACCCATACACCGGCACGCCTTCGCCAGCCGCCGCAACGGCCAGCGCCAGCGCCCAGAAGCGGTCGGCGTGGCCCGATCCATCCCGGTCGGCCAGAAGCTTTGGCACGCCGCCCGTGCCCGGCTCCATGCGCACGGCCCGGAGGTCGTCGATCAGCGCCTCTTTCGGCTCAGCGAGCGCACCCGGCGGCAGCAGCAGCCGCCGCGCCTGAAGCCGGTCTTTGAGCGCCACGGCCAGGTCGAGCTTCACCGGGGCGGTGAACAGCACCCCGGCCACCCGATACTGCCCGTGCCGGCGCTGGGCCTCCTGCACCGGCATCTCGCCCATGCCAGTCTGGTCGATGCAGCAGCGCGCCACCCGGTAGGCGCGGAAAACGCCATCCAGCCGCGCCAGCTGCGCGGCGAACGATTCGCCCCGCATCACCTGCATCTCGCGTAGCGCCAGCACGCCCGCGCCCACGTCTTCGAGCACGGCGATCACCGAAAGGTCCCCCCGCGCGGCGATGTCCATGCCCACATAGACCGGCTTGCCGTCATAGGGCGGAAGCGGCGGGGCTTCCAGCGCGGCGAGGATTTCTTCAAAGGTCAGCCACTCCCTGCCCACGCGATCCAAAAACACGCACTCGAACTCCTGCGCCCAGGTGTCCGGGTCGCGTGCGGCTTTGCGCAATTCATTGATGTCGCGCGGCAGGCCATCGGCCACCGCGTCGTAAATGGTCACCACGTGGCGGCTCCACAGGCCATCGTCGGCGGTCATGATCTCGTGGAACATGTCGCCCACGCCGTTGGGGGTGGAGATCACGCGAATCTTGAGCGACGGCTTGGACACCACGGGAACCAGCGCCCGCCACAGCGCCCGGTTGTCCTTGTGGTGGGCGAATTCGTCGAGGATGAGGTTGTCGCTCATGCCGCGCGCCGTCTCGGGCCGGGCGGCGATCGCCCGCACGTAAGAGCCGCCGGGGAACTTGACCGTCGCCGCCTGCTGCTCGATGTCCAGGGGGTCGTCCATCAGCATCTCATAGGCCGCGCCGATGGCCTGGGCGTGCAGAGCAGCGCCGGTGCGGATGGCATCGATCGCGCGGTCGCGGGAAATCGACAGGATCGTCCAGCGGGCGATGCGCCCCTCGGCCTCGGCGGTGAGGCAGTCGAGCACCGCCTCGAGGGTCGTCGTGTAGGTCTTGCCGGTCTGCCGGCTCCACATCGCGGCCTTCCAGCGCGAGGAGTCCGCAAGATAGCGGCGCTGGTAGGGGTAGAGGATGGGCGCATCACCCGCCATAGAGTCCCTCCCGGATCGTCCGGAGTGTCTCGGCGTCGAGCCGCTTGCCGGCCTTCCCCGCCTGGCGCTCGATCTCGTCGAGCCTCAAA